GGCTTAAATCTTAAGTTTCGGCGCCCTGATCTCATCATCATGGATGATATGCAGTCGCGCGAAGATGCTGAAAACCAGCTTATTGCTGACAAACAGTTAGTTTGGCTTATGGGAACGCTTATTAAAGCACGAAATTATGAGCGTTGCCTTGCTATTTTCGTTGGAAATCTTTATCCCTTTAATGGAAGCATCTTAAAAAAGCTTAAATACAACCCTAAATGGGTTTCTTTTATTTGTGGAGGTATTCTTTCTGATGGAAAAAGTCTTTGGGAAGAACTTCGTCCAGTAAAAGATCTCTTAGATGAACTTGAAAATGATATAGCTATGGGACATCCTGAGATTTTCTATTCAGAAGTTCTTAATGATGAAGAAGCTGGAACTGCTAGTGGTGTAGATGTAGGAAAAATTCCATCTTATCCAATTCATCTTGATTCTGTAGAACCTCAAGGTGGATTTATTATTATAGATCCTGCTAGTGGAAAGAAACGAGGAAATGATGTAGCTATTGGAATGTTTTTTCTCTATGATGGAATTCCAGTATTGCGTAAACTTGAACTAGGAAAATTTAATCCAGGAGATACAATTCAAAAATCACTTCTCCTTGCAGTAAAACATAATGTTCAAGTAATTGCTGTAGAAACAAACGCATATCAATATACTCTTCTTTATTGGTTTGACTATTTTTGCACACAACTTAAGATTACTGGAATCAATCTTTGTGAACTTAATAGCAATAGTTATGCTAAAAATGCTAAAATCAAAGATGCTATTGCCGATCTTCTTAAAGGAAAGATACTTATTCATCCTGAAGTAAGAAGTCAAGTAGTTACACAGATTGTTCATTGGAATCCTCTACGTCAAAACAATGAAGATGATGTGCTCGATTTGCTTGGTTGGTGTTATCGTTGTATTGAACAACATGGTCATCTTATGGAGATTTCGGGATCAGTAAATATTACTACTGATGTTCTTCCACCTGCTTTTGATCAAGCAGTTACGCCTCTTCCGTTTTGATTAAGGAAATTCAAAATGACAGTTCCATCAACCCCTGTATCTATATCTCCACAACAACAACAAGCTATTGTAAAATATGTAGAAAATTGTGTAACATCTCTCGGAACGATGTGGAATCTTCGAGAGCAATTTCTCATCAAAGATCTTTATTACTATCGAGAACTTGATAATTCTGTAGAACAGCAAAAAGCTTTAGCAGCTAACAGAGCAGGAGACCCCTATAAGCTTCAAAATCTCACTGTTCCAGTAATTCTTCCACAAGTAGAATCTGCTCTTGCATATCTTTCTGGCGTATTTTTAACTGGTTATCCAATTTTTGGTATAGTTTCTGATCCTAAAAATGCAGATGTGGCGCTGCAAATGGAAACTATCATTGCAGATAATAGCATTAAATATGGATGGCCGCGCCAGTTAATTATGGTTCTCCGAGAAGGACTTAAATATAATTTCGGAGCAGTTGAAGTTACGTGGAAAAAGCAACGTGTTCCTTCAATTGTTAATGATCCGGTAGCAAATCTTAAAGAAGGAACGCCACAAACTGAAATTTATTATGAAGGAAATTGTATTAAACGTCTTGATCCATATAATCTTATTTGGGATAGACGAGTAGATCCTGCAAAAGTTCATCTTGAAGGTGAATTTGCAGGATATACAGAATTGATGAATCGTATTCAGCTTAAGCAACTTTTCCTAAATCTTAATAGTCAATATACTATGAATGGAAAAGAAGCTTTTGAAACTGGACAACCATCTATTACACTTAATGGCAGTGATGATTGGTATTATATTCCTCAAGTAAATCCTCTTTCATTTATTGGCGCCTCCCCATATCCAACTACAAATTGGCTTTCTTGGGCAATGATTGATGGAAAGACTCAGGGAATTGAATACAATAATATGTATGAAGTTACTACACTTTATGGTAGAATCATTCCCCAAGACTTCAAACTTAATGTTCCTCGGCGCAATCAACCACAAATCTGGAAATTTATTGTTGTCAATCGTCAAACAGTAATTTTTGTAGAACGTCAAACTAACGCCCATAACTATCTACCAATTCTTATTTGCCAACCCACTGAAGATGGACTTGGTTATCAATCGAAGAGTTTTCTTGAAGTTGCTATGCCATTCCAATCTATGAGCACATCTCTTTGGAATGCAACTATTGAATCAAAGAGGCGCCAAGTTTTTGATCGCCTTCTTTATGATTCTTCAAGAATTAGAAAAGAAGATATTGATAAAGTAACATCTGTCGCACGCATTCCAGTTAAGCAATCTGCTTACGGTAAATCCATTGCTGAAGCTGTTTATCATTTTCCTTATAATGATAGTAACATCGCAGATACTCTTCAAATGGCGCAGGCAATCAGTGAAATGGCAGATGTAGCAAATGGACAGAATCGTGTTGATCGTGGACAGTTTCAGAAAGGAAATAAAACAAGAACAGAATTCATGACAGTAATGGGAAATAGCAGTAATCGACAACAACTTCAAGCTCTTATGCTTGAATATCAACTTTTTACTCCACTTAAAGAAATCCTTAAACTCAATATTCTTCAATATCAACCAACCTCAGAATATTACAACATAGATCAAAAACGAATAGTTAAAATTAATCCTGTAGATATTCGAAAAACAGCTATTCAATTCAAAGTTTCTGATGGAATGCTCCCAACAGAAAAACTTCTTTCCAGCGAACTTCTTCAAGTATTCATGCAAACTCTTCAAACATCGCCTCTTATGCAAGCAGAATTCGACATTGTTGCTGCTTTTTCTTATTGGTGCAAGATGCAAGGAGCGCAGTGGTTTGAAGATTTCCGGCGCTCGCCAGAGCAGAGAGATAAGATTCTCGCACAACTTTCTGCTTTTGAAAATCCTCGTCAACCTCCACAGAACCAAGAAGGAACTTGATGCCGATACCGAGAACAACTAGTCTTACAGCATTTGATTTTACAGAACAGGAAATGAAACAAGCAACAACTATTCCTGAACTTACTCTTATGCTGATACAAACTCTTGCAGCAGAAGCTTTGCTTAAACGACTCTCTTTGAAAGTTGATCTTACAAAGAGTCGAGATGAAGCAGTTACGGAGTTCATTCAACAGGAAGCTGCTCTTAAAGGCGAACAAGAAGCCTACGAGCACTTAATTTTTCTCGCAAGGAAATAAATATGGCTACACCAAATACTTTTAGCATTTCAAATATGTTTCGCACGGCGCCGCCTACTGTTCCAGGCAGCAGTGGTGTTCCAAATAAGCAAATTAATCCTGGTGCTGATCCTGCAAATTCTCCTGACCCAAAAGGAGGAACTACTACACTTAATCCGGCTGATCCTAATTCATTAAGTGGAAGTGTTGACCCGCTAGATGCTTTCAAGGATATGTTTACAATTACGGAAGATGATCAGAAAAAGAGGGCACCAGATCCTTTTGCTGATCCGCTTCTAAATTTTGATGTAAAGAAATTTGGTGAAGCTTCTGGAAAAATGGATTTCTTAAAAGGTGTTTCTCCAGAAGTAATTACAAAAGCATTAGGTGGAGACGTTCAAGCTTTCTCTGCTGTAGTAAATCGCGCAGTTCAAAGTAGCTTTGTTGCTTCAGCTCAGGTATTTTCAGGTATTCTTGAGCAAGCGATTAAAAAGAATAATGGTCGGTGGGATTCTAGTCTCTCTGATCGTTTTAATAAGTTGCAACTTAGTTCATTGCGACCTGAAAATCCTGCTCTTCAACACCCTGCTGCACAACCCATGCTTGAAGCAATTAAAAGCACTATTGCTTCTAAAGATCCAACTCTTCGTCCTGATGAAGTTGCTAAGAAAGCAGAAGAATATCTTGGAACTTTTGCTGAAGCTTTCCTTAATAAAGGAAAAAGTGGAAAATCCCAAGAAGATCTTAACAACCCAGGAGAAATTGATTGGTCGGCTTTTCTTAATCTTAACAAATAGGAGATAGTATGTTTGTTCGTGCACAAGTATTTTCAAATGGTTTGGCGCAGCCAGCAACTCCTGGACAGCCAGTGCTTTCGCAGCTTATTCCAGCTACGAATACCACTGCCGGTTCAGCAACGCTAACTGCTGACCAAATTCTTAGTGGGCATCTTCAGCGTTCTGGGCCTGCGGCTGGTTTTACTGATACTTGGCCTTCCGCAGATTCTATTGTCAGCGCCATGCTTGCTGCTGGTCTTGGCCCGCAAGTTGGAGATCAATTTCGATTGATCTACCAAAATACAGTAGCATTTGCAATGACGTATGCGGCAGGAACAGGTATCGTTACTGGCACCGGCACCTTAAACTGCGCAGCAAGTTCAACTCGTATTTACTTCCATACGCTCCTTGCTACTAAGCCTGGAACGATTTTGGTAGGAAATACAGTTAATTCTGGTGATACTCTCACTGGTTTTACAGCAGCTCAAATTGCTACTGTGATGCCAGGAATGGGAGTTTCTGGCACCGGTATTGCTGCCAGCTCTTACATTATTGGTGTAAATCCAGATACAGGTGTAATTACACTGAATTCTGGCGGCGTAACAGCAGATGGTAGTAATATTGCTCTTACGTTCTTCCCAAGAATTCGGCTTGATTCCATCGGTGTTCTTGCTGCTTAAATTTAGGAGATAATTATGCCTGCTGTTACTGGAGTATTTAATACTGGTCAGATCACGCAAGATCTTGCGAAAAAGTCATTCGCAGCGATGATCACGCGGCTAATGCCAAACGGAACTGCACCTTTGTTTGGTCTTACTGCGATGTTGAAAGAAGAAACTGCTTATCAATTTGAACACGGCTACTTTAGCAAGACGATGATTTTCCCGTCTATGCAAGTATCTTCCGCTGGTCAAACTGATGCAGATACTACGTTTACTGTAGCTTCTACTACCAACGTGCTTCCTGGCATGATTATGAGAGTAGATACTACGAATGAAAACGTATTGGTAACTGCTGTAAATAGTTCCACTAGTGTTAATGTCCAACGCGCTGTTGGCACTGTTGCTGCTGCTGCAATTGGTGCAAACGTTAATTTGTGGATGGTTGGTAATGCATTTGAAGAAGCTTCACTGCGCCCACAAAGCATGGTGATTGTGCCTTCTAGAATTACCAATTACACACAGATTTTCCGTAATACTTGGGCGCTGAGCAAAACAACTGGAGCAACTTCTGTTATTGCTGGAAGTGGAAATATTGCTGAAAGCAGACAGGACTGCGCCGCGTTCCATGCTGCGGACATTGAAAAAGCACTGTTCTTTGGCCAGAAATTTCTTGGAAGCAGAAATGGTCAACCATTCCATACAATGGATGGTCTCATTTCCGTTGTAACTTCCAATGCTTCTGGAAATATTACGACTCTTGGTTCTACTACGAACTGGACGCAACTTGAAACTGCATTGGATCCTGCATTTAATCAAATGACTGATCCAAAAGTTCCAAATATGCGTTTGCTTTTTGTAGGTGGCCCTGCGCGCAGAGTTATTCATAATATTTGCAGACTTAATAGCACTTACTTCATTCAGGGAAGTGAAACTGAGTGGGGGCTGCAATTTGATACTTTGAAAACTCCGCGTGGAACCTTTAACATTATTGAACATCCACTCTTTAATGCTTTTGGTTCAACCTCTACTTGGGCAAAAATGGCTATTGGCGTTGATCTTGCAACTTTCAATCTTGCGTATCTCCAAGGTCGCAAAACTGAAAATGCTGAATTTAACGTTAGTGGTCAACAAGTTGATAATGGAATTGATGCGGTTGGTGGAACTCTTACAACGGAGACTACCTGCCTTGTCAAAAATCCTGCTGCAAACGTAATTCTTTACAATTTTACTGCTGCTGCTGCTGGTTAAGTTGTGCGATGGGAGAAGTAAAAACTTCTCCCATTTTTTTCTAACCTCTGGAGGTAAAATTCATGAAAACTTTTTTCCATCGCGTTCCCGGCGCTCGTTTCATTCTTCCTGATGGCAAAGATGTATGTTTTATAGATGGTTCTTTCTCTACTTTGGATGAAAAAATCATTGATGAACTTAATAAAGTTGCCAACGTTCCTTCTTCAATGATTTATACTACAAAAGAACCAATAAAAAGTCTTGAAGAAACTGAAGTTCAAGCTGATCTTCTTTCTTCTGCAACTCAAGCTTTTGATGGAGATAAAAAAATTGTAGGTGGAGCTACTACAGTTCCAATTCCTGTAAAAGCGCCGGATAAACCAACACTTGCAGAATTACAAGCAGCAAAAATTGCTGCGGTTCGTTCAGCAATTGGTAAATCTGCAAAGGAATAAAAAATGTCTTTGTTTAGTGATACGGTGGATAAAGTTTACACCTTCACTAATCGTTCTGATTTGGTGGCGGAAACAGCTTTGGCAGTTCGTCAAGCTACTCTTTCCGCCCATCGATCAGATTTCTATCCGCGAGATCTTACCGAAATTCAATTAACTCTTACTCCTGATTCTATTTTTCAACTTGATATTCCAACATATTTTCCAAGTTGGCGAAATTTTGCTTACATTCGCCCATATGATACAACATCACAAACTCCAGCCCCATTTCTTCTATCCTTTTTAGCACCTGATGCAATTTTTGATGAATATCTTGTTGAAAAAGTAAACGTAGCTTATGTAGCTGGAACAAATCTTAACATCAAGCTCCAAGGAGATTATGGCGGTTTCTTAGTTGGTTATTATAAGAATCCTGTTCTTTCTCCTGATAGTAGCTATGACTCTTGGATTGCATCTGATCACGATGCAATCATAGTGCTTGATGCTGCAATTAAGATTTTCGGAATGATTGGATATGAAGAAGCTGCCGCAAGATTACGCAGACTTCTTTATGATCCTGGGCCTGAAGGTGCACCCTCTGAATTTAATCGTTTCCGCGCGGCTGCTCTTGAAGCAGCAGGAAGATAAATCATGACTGTTAATGTTTGGGCAGTAGTTGGTGCTACTCCGGGATATCTTCCACTTACAGCACTTATTGGAACTGCTGGTCAAATTCTTGCAATGAATAGCGGAGCTACTGCCGCTGAATGGAAAAATTGGAAGATTCTGTCAGATCAACTTTACGGGCCAGCAGGAACAGTAGGAGCACCAAGTCTTGCTTTTGAAGGAGATCTTACTTCTGGTTGGTATCGTCCTGCTGCAAATCAGTGGGCACTTAGCATCAGTAATAGTCAGAAGTTTCTAGCTACTGGCTCTAATTTTACTTTTTATAATCCAATTACTCTTTCTGGAAAACTTCTCCAGGAAGATCAAAGTAGTGATATTTCTGCGGCTGCTACCACCGATCTTGGAACTGCTACAGGTAATTATGTAGTTGTTACCAACACTTCTGGCACCACTACTATAACATCTTTCGGCGGCGCCACGATCCCTGCTGGAACGGAGATTGAAACGAAGTTCAGTATTACTGGTGGTTCTGTTTCTCTTACTCACAATACTACATCTCTCATTCTTCTTGGCGGTTCGAATATCGCTCTCCAAGATAAAGATGTTATTCGTTGGAGAAAGATTAATGATGCTTCTGCCTATTGGGAGATGGTAGGTTTTCAACGAGGACTTGCAACAAGTCAAATTACTACAAAAGGTGGAATTCTTGTAGGAACTCTTAGTGGTGGTTCTATTATTCCACAAGAAAAAACTGTTCCTGCGAATGGAAATATTAGATTTGCTAATAGTAATGATTCTACTGGTTGGGTTGATGATACTTTTAGAAAAAAGAACGCCATCATCAACGGCGACTTCAACATCTGGCAGCGGGGAACAAGCTTCACAAGTGTTACAACAAACGCCTATTCGGCAGATAGATGGGTTTATGGCGTATCTGGAAGTGCCGTTCATGACATTTCGCGTTCCACGGATGTTCCCACCGTTGCCGAAGCAGGACGCCTGTTTAACTATTCTTTGCTGTTGGATTGCACGACAGCGGATGCCAGTATTGCGGCTGGTGATTACAGCACCATTGCGCAAAGAATTGAGGGCTATAACTGGCTTCCACTTGCACAACGCGCAGTCACTTTGTCGTTTTGGGTCAAGGCAACCAAGACCGGGATTTATTGTGCTTCACTGACAAATGGTGGCTTTGATCGCTCATGCGTCAAGGAATACACGATCAACTCGGCAGACACTTGGGAGAAAAAAACTCTTACTTTTCCTGCGTCGCCTTCTGCTGGAACATGGGATTACACAAATGGGCTTGGTGCGCAGGTTATTTTTGCTATTGCAGTTGGCTCCACTTATCAAACAACGGCTGATTCATGGCAAACAGGAAACTATTTCGCTACCAGCAGCCAAGTCAACGGCACCGATTCCACGAGCAACAACTTCCGCCTCTGCGGCGTGCAGCTTGAAGCGGGAAGCGTAACTACGGAGTTAGAGCAGCGGACGTTTCAGGAAGAACTGGCGCTATGCCAGAGGTATTACCTCAAGACAACTGATTACGGTGTTGTAGTTACCAATAATGTCGGAACTTTGGTTGGGGCTATCGAAGGTAAAGGAGTTACAGCAGGAAGCGATGAACCGTTTGCATACTGGTCTTTTCCAACCGAAATGCGAACTAACCCAACAGTTACGCTTTATACACCCGGAACCGGGACGACAGGGCAGTGGGGAAATCCTAATGCCGCTACTACCAATGCGAGATTGGGGGGTGGTGTCTCTGCAGGAACTAGGGGGACAAGTATAGATAATGGTGGTGTAGCAGTTGCATCTGGCACTCAATGCTATATCCATGCGGCTGCCGTAGCGGAGATTTAACTCATGACCTATAAACTCACACACAGCGAACTTGTCATTCGTCTTAAAGATGGGGCATATATTCCGAACGATCCTCGTAACACCGACAGGCAGGAATACGACAAGTGGCTCGCTGCTGGCAATGCGCCGCAACCTGCTGATCCATTGCCGCCTCCTGCACCACGACGTTATTCAGCATTAGAAAAAGCACTTATTAAAAAAGGATTACTTACTCAAGCTGAACTTGATGCGGAGACAGATTAATGAAACCACACGCACTAGATTTAGAATTTCGATTAGGAATTCCTCATAATGCTCTTTGGGCTGATTCTGAAGATCGCCATCAAGAAGCTGGAATTGAGAGTCAATATTTTGGTCTAGTGCTTGGGATTCGTTGGGGCCACTTTATTTGCACACTTCCATGGAGCGGAAGTTGGCTTGATGCAAATAGAAAAAATACTCGTGTTTTTCGTTTCAACTTTCTCTTTCCTTGGATTTCAATATCTATTTCCAAATATGGTTTTTATTTTGGAGCTAAAGATTTTGGTTGGCTCCCTGTCTATGTTCTCAACGGTATTTGGCCTGATGGAAATGAAGGAGATCGTGCATTAACTTTTAGTGCATCTATTAGACGCACAAGGATAACTTAAAATGGCTGATGGAGATCGTAGAAAGCATTTTTATCCTCAAATATCTCTCGGTTCAATTATAGCTACAGTAACTTTTCTTCTTTCTGGGGTAGGTGCTTTTGCTCAATTTCAATCAAAAATTGAACGTCAGGAGCAAAAAATTGAAAACATTGAGAAAAAAGATAAAGAACGTCAAGAAGAAGCAAAAGAACAACGACAAGAAATCAAACAAGAAATTAAGGAAGTTAAACAAGAAGTTAAAGATATTCGTCAGGATGTTCAAAAAATTCTTCAAGAAATAAGAAGCACGCGCCGATGAGTTTCGATACTTTTACACTTCTTCTTAATGCGGCTGATTTTCCTTTTGTTTCTGATTTTTTTCAGCGCCCTGTAATCATTCCACAAATTGATCTTCCTCCCCGCGCCGGGAAACTTGTAACTGGCACAGAAGAAGGAAGTAATAAAGAATTGCCTCAAACATTTTATGCTCAAAATGTAATGCCAACAGCAGAAGGAGTAATGAGTGTTGGATTTGAGCAGATTGTTCCAGGTTTGTCAGGAGTTACAGATTTCGATCAAGTAATTACACTTAGAGATGAAGATGAGAATGTATTTCTTTTAGCTCCAGCTAAAGGAAAAAATTATATCTATAGAGAAGATGTTGGAGAATGGGTTTCTACTAATGCATTTACTGGTTGGACTGGTGAACACGTTACTAGAGCATATGTAAATGGGAGAACATTTGTTTGTTACGAAAATTACAATATCTATGAATATAATACTGTTGCAGATACTTTTCTTCCAATAACTATTACAGGACTTTCTGCTGCAGATATTCATGCCATTGGTGCAAGCAATAACTATATGCTTGCAGTTAGTGGTATTACAGTTCATTGGAGTAGTCTTGTAGATCCTACAGATTTTACTCCCAATATTACCACAGGTGCGGGATTTTCAATTCCACAAGATATTAAAGGTGGCATTCATGCTGTAGGTAATGTAAGTAGTGGCTTTGTAATTTACACAAATAAGAACACTGTCGGCGCCCTCTATACTAATAACGCCAGAGCACCATTTGTATTTCGTGAAGTATCCAATGCTGGTGGTGTAATATCTCCTGAGCTTGTAACTCTTGATACTACTACAGGATACCATTACGCCTACACTAGCGCCGGATTACAAAAAATAACGGCGCAGGCATCTGAGATGTTAGAAACGGCAATTACAGATTTTCTTGCTGGTAGAGTTTATGAATCTTTTGATCTTACAACACTAACTCTCACACTCGAAAAATTAAATGAAAATTTGAAAGTTAAAGTAGCGTATGTTTCTAATCGTTACTTAGTAATTAGTTATGGGAAAATTTCAAGTCCACAAATTTATACTCATGCACTTGTTCTTGATACTAGTCTTAAGCGGTGGGGAAAACTTAGAATTGATCATGTAGATTGTTTTACTTATCCGTATCCAAACATTATTGGAGATTTTACAGAAAGTCCGCCGAAGCAAAGTATGGCGTTTCTCCAAAAAGATGGAACGATTCAACTTTGTATTCTCGACTATCGAATTAAACAAGATCAAGGAGTTCTTCTCCTTGGTCGTTATCAGCTTGTGCGCCAAAAAGCTATTACTTTTCAATCTCTTGAACTTGAAAGTTTGGTGCAAGCATATCCACCAAATGTTTATCTTGTTATCTCTCTTGATGGTAAAACACTTTCGGCGCCCGCTGCTCTTTCCACTCTTTATGATAACGGAAACATTAAAAAATATGGCGCTCCTACTTGGAGTGGAAGTGGCCCTGCACCAGCAAGAACCGGAAAGAATATTAGTCTATTAGCTGTAGGAACATTTGAACTTTCTACTGGTGTTTTGACTTTGACTCGTCATGGGAATCGCTAATTATCGTATTATTCTTGGACTTCCTCAACTTCCAGAAGGAGTTCCACCTGAGTTATTTAATCAATTTTTTATTATTTATCAAGCTATTAATAATCTTCTCCGACAAATCTCTCAATTTGCTGGAATTGATGCTCAAGATTCTACCATCTGGGATCAACTTTCTGTAGATGATACGATATGGCAAATAGTTCCTACAAGGTGGTATGCACGACAAAATGAAGCATTGAATTTTGGAGATGCTGTATCAGCCTTTCTTAGCAGTGGTGAACTTCAAGTTAGAAAGGCTAATGCAACAGATAATACACGACCATGTATTGGATTTGTAACTAGTCAAGATCATACAAGTTCTATTGGTTCTTTTTGTGAAGTTACAGCATCGGTAGGACTTATTACTGGAATTTCTGGAATGACTGCTGGAACCCGTTATTTTCTTTCGACTTCAGCAGGACTCATTACTTCTACTGCTCCTGTAGCAGCAGGAAATATAGAACAAGTAGTTGGAATTGCTTTAGCATCGAATAGACTTCTTGTAAATATTAATATGGCGTGGGTGCAACATTAAAGGAAATTTATGGATATTCATGAAATGCTCCCATCACTAATTGCCA